ATGGACAAAACCCCCGACCTGCCCGACCTGCCCGACCTGCCCGACCGACCGAGTCCCCGCCCCGAACCGTTCGGAGTACTTTTCTCTAGACGAAAAAAAACCCCCGACCGAAGTCGAGGGTTTCTTGGGTGTTGCTGTTTTATTTTAAAACGTGCAAGCCGCCCAGAAGGTTCGCTTGTCTCTTAATAAAATGTCTGACTTGCTTTAGTGTTCGGCATTCAACAACCGAGCCAGTAAGGTTGGGTGCGTCACTGGTAACATGGTAGACCATACTAGTTACATTACCTTGCCGATCCCGCTTTGCTATATAGGTATATTTTTTCATTTTTACTTACTCCCTTTTTTAGCGGTTGTTTTCTTTTTAGCTGGCGTTTTCTTTTTAGCTGGCGCTTTTTTCTTTGCTGGCGCTTTTTTCTTTGCTGGCGTTGCTGGCGCTGTAAGCTTATCCATAATTGCAAGCTTATTAGCTGGCGCATTCTGCAAAGCTTTTTCTGCCTTGTCGTTATCAATGGCTGTTTTCTTTGCCGCCCTCATCACCTCAATAACAGTTTTAAATAATACCGCATCGGTTTGTTTTAAGGTTTCCAGCTCTTTTGTTATTTCATCAATTTCTGGATCAGCACTTGCCGCAAGTTTAACGGGTGTGACTTTGCTAGATTTTCTAGGGCTAGTGTTTGACCCTTTATTACTAGGGTTTTTTCTAGGCTTATATTTTAAACGCAATTCACTGGCCGTTAATTTACAATCCTTAGTCAGTGCCTTTGCTTCAATATGTTTTTTAATCGGTGCAACCATGTTTTCTAAAACAACATATCTTTTATCACCTAAGCCCCGCATACCATAAACGCTTTTGGTTTTCTTATCAGTAAGGTCCAGTACTAGCGCTTCTATTAAAGCTTCAAACTGTTTTACGGTTGTGATCTTGTTATCGATACAAGCGTCTTTCAAAATAGAGTAAACACTTTGCTCAACCGTCTGCCCTTTTTTTGCGAAGTTATCGCTAGCCGTTTTATAAGTGTTTAATTCTTTTTTAACGCTTTTGATAATGCTATTTAAAATTGTCTTTTTCATTTTTTTAGTTCCTTGCCCCGAACGGTTCGGGATCATCTTGGGATTACTGTATGAATCCACATACTGTAAAAACGTACAGCTCGTCTGGTGGATTTTCCACCAAGTGAAGATGATATCAAAGTAAGCCCCTAAGGTCAACAGTCTGCCCCGAACGGTTCGGGATAAAAAAAATAGATGAGAACACACAAACACACTAAAGAACCCTAAAGATTCGCAAGTGCTTACACTGAAGAACCCTAAAGGTTTTTAAAGTGTCCTTTAGTGTGCGCCAGTGTCCATCGTTTTACTGTATGTATGTACAGTATTCCTTGGGTGTGTACGGGGGAATATCGCCAACCACGACTACGTATAAGCACCTCAGATTTTTCTGTCAAAATCCGACCAAGGCTCTAGGAAGCCCTCTAGGAGACTACAGTGTTAAGGTAGCGTTGGGGGTCAACGAAACACTAAAGTCTCCCAGAAGGGCTTAGATCACCTCCTAGAGGATGTGGTGAAAGGGTGTGCTGCAAGGTGTAATCCCTAACAGGCTCATAAGACACCTTAGGATACCTAACAGGCTCATAAGATACCTTACATATATATACTATAGGTAACAGGGGGGGGGGGTCTCCCTTATACTGCACCTTTTAAAACAGCACCTACAATCAAGCACTTACAGCAAAGGGTTTTTAGGCTTATTTCTTATTGTTTCAAGTTGTTCACTAATTGTTTTAAGTCCGACTTTAACGTCTTTAACTTGCTCTTGAAGGAGTCGTACATCTGATTTAATTTGTCCTGTACTTGGGACACGTATTGCAGACACCTTTTGATCAAGCTTTTCAAGCTCTCCACGCAACTGTTGAATTTCTGTACCAATGTGTCCAATGTCATTATCTTCTATCCTCACTTCTAATTTAGTTAATCTAGCTTCCAGATGGGTAGCATCTGTAGCAGCCTCTAGTTGAGACACCTTCTCATTGAGTGTTCCGTAACCAACAGCTACACCGCCAATGGAGGAAGCAATGCCTATCCATAAAGCAACGTCTTGTGCGTTCATCGTAATATCATCTCCATGTCTTGTTGTGGGTCATTAGCGTACATAAAGTACATGGCGCTTTCTACGCCTACATTGTGGTTGTTCCAATCTAGGTTAAGTTGTCTAGGCATCAAGGCATCTATAGACACCGAAGTATTTGTAAAGAAATCCATTACTGTGTTACTGTTCATAAATGAAGCAGCTATAGTGTCTATGACGTAGCTGTCCTGAGCGTAAGCCTCAATCATGTTTTTAGTCATGCTGGCTTCTAACATTCCTGTAATGCTGGTATTAAACTGCTGACGACTAGACTCTTTAATAGCCCGTAAATCATTCTCAGTTGCATACGCTTCTGCATTAATCTTAGTCTGTTGATCTCCATCGACAATCATCTCAGCTATCTCTGTAACAGCCGCTATTTCGCTCGCTGCTTCGATCAGGGACTCTTTTTCTTCTTCATAAGTACCCTGCTCTACGTCAATCATATCGTTCAATAGAACGGCTGTGAGAGCCTCTGGAGTGCTGTTTGCTAAACCATCAGCATAGGCAGCATTAAATGTGTCCATCTGTTCTGGTGTTAGCTCATAGCTAGTCCCATCATCGTTGTTATAGATGATTGTGTTGCCATCCTGCATAGACTGAGTAGTCCATTGAATGTACTCCTGCATGTTACTGTTTATCACAGTCGTTATCATAGACGTGCTTTCGCTTAAGTGCGTCATATCGAAGTCGTTTTCCCCTGCATTCGTTGTCCTTGGTAACAATAACAGGAGCAATAGGGACAAACTCAGGGTGTTCCGTATAATATTCAAGTGCTTCATCTCCAATGAGTCCTTTAATGGGGCAAGGGGTCTGTGCATTACGCATAGCCCACCAAACCCTTGGGTCTTGACAGAGAACACTGGTAGCTGCCACCTTTAATCCCAAGCTAGAGAGCTGCCGTGAGAGCTTTAGGCGCTCACAGGTCTCATCTATCTTCATCTTAGACGTACTGATTCCTATCTGTAAGGTCTGAACGCCTGATCCTGAAGTAACGATACAAGTATCTGCTTGGTATGTGGGGGTAGAAGGAGCTACGGCAGTGGTTACTGGCATACCCTCTTGGTTTACGGTAGTTGACGTAGTAGTTGTAATAGTCTCTGCTTGCTGATTAGTACCAAAGTCGCCTACAGTAGCTTCACTAGCTAGCGTGAACGGACTGATAAGTATTAAGGAGCAAATTAGTTTTATCTTCATTTACTTTTAACTCTTCTATTTTAATTACCCATGAATTAGGTATAGCTATATAAGCGCCACCCTCTTGTAGTTCTTCTGCTACAATTCGAGAGCGCATAACAATAACTTTTTCTTGATCATTGTGTACTAACCAACCTACTTCTTGAGCTACTGCACATTCATGCTTTAGTATGTCATCAATTTCTGTCCAAGTTCCGTCAGAATCTTGGGCATCCTGCCATGTCAGCCTTACCATTGGTATATCTGTCATATCCATGTATTTGCCCTCGGTTTAGAGTTAACATTATAACCATTAACGAACTTATCTAAGTCGTCCATTAATAGTTGCTCTCTTCTATCTCGTATTTCTCTGTCAACATCTGCTGCCATCTGTTCTACCCAATAAGCTACGCCCATTGCTAGAGCATCAAGCCTATCGTCATGGGCTAGAGAACCTCTGTTACGAGTAATACGAGACATCTGGTAAGTAAGCATATAACGCTGTGCTTTCTCAGGAGGATGGTGTTGGACACTATCAAAGTCTTTTTGTATGACCTTTGGATCAATGATTAACTTATGCTGGTTCATTACTGGCTCAAGTGTGTCAATGATACGCTTCTCTTTTTGGATGCTGTGTCTAACTTCCTCCATTGTTACAGGATATATTTTTCTAAGGTACGGTTTTATTAGCTCACTAAACATACCATCACCAAAGTTACTCTCAATAAGTACCATGTTGACTTTATGTTGCTTTGCTATCGTAGCTAGTTTGGTTAATGTTTGATCTCCGTAGCCACCTGCTACACCTCCGCAGTCTGGTACATATAAGAAACCATTGATCATTTTTACAACAGCATAAGCTGTCTCATCTTGACCACGACCAGAGGGGTCTATTACTAAGACTGACCCTGTGTAGTCTACGTAGTCGCCTACAGTGGCTTCTGGGGCGTAATACTTATCACCCGCTAGACCTACATTGGGTATGTCCTTAACTTCCTTCATAACGCCATACACGAGCTTCTCAGGGGCTTTGTCCCTATCTACAGACATAATCATTAAATCTGAAAGCTTCAGAGGGTAACGATCAGTGTCGGATAGGCTGGTGTCCAGCATAAACTGGAGAGCAAAGCCCGATCTGCCGTATGACAGTTCTCGCTCTAGGAGGTCATCATCGTCAAAGCGCTTAGGATCTACTGGGAGGCCGTCTAAGGGCTGCTTTGATTCAGCTATAGCATCCCACAGCATGGGTGCTAAACGATTCCCATACGCCTTCTCAGCGTCTTCTAGGGCGGGGTAACGAGCTGGCCATATCCTCATTTGGTAGCCACGCTCTGTTAGGGTGTTGTACAGACTCATTTCACACTGAGGAGTACCTAAATAGAGTATTTTTCCATCAGGTTTGAGTACCGCATCGAACTCTTTTACAGCTTCACCAAGCTTTTCACGCATCATTTGCGTCATAGAGTTGTTAGGTACTTCAATATCATCTGCAATGATGATGTCTGCACGACTGCCCGTCAACTGACCTGTGATACCGACTGATTTAACAGAGGGGCTACCACTAGCCAGTGCGGGTCTTACGTCAAACGCAATCTTACTCCACCGTTGCTCACTTGTCGCTATGAGATGTTGGCACATTGGGAGTTCAAGAATTAAGCGTTGGGTGAATGTCGAAAAATCGTCAGCTCTTTGTTTTGAGGCCGACACTACCATAAACTTCTTTTGGGGGTCGAGAAGTAGCTGGTGTACGACAAACGCAGCCGTGATGTAGGACTTACCTACGCCACGAAAGGCTTCGATGATGGCTCTTCGAGGACACGTTTGAATGTACTCGGCCATATCGTATTGTACTGGAGTTGGATCAGGGAGGTTAAGGTGCTTCCAGACTATATATAAGAAGTTACGGAAGTCCTTAAGCTGCTCTGGTACGTTATCCATTACGTCTCCTATTGCTCCTTACTGAAGAAATCCTAAGATTACTTGAGGAGTTATTGTGGGGGTTACGATCAGCATGATCAATATCTCTACCTGCTAACATTGCTTTACCGTATTTCTTTACCATCTTACGCCTAGCTTTCTTGCGAGCATCGTTACGCTTGCGTTGCTCAGGAGTACCTTGGTAATTATCGTATTCTTTTCTGTAGTTTCTAGCCATATCAAGTCTTCTTGTTGTTTCTAGCAAAGTTACGAGCAGCTTCTACAGAACCAAAGCCCCATTTTCTAAGAGCAAGAGCTTTACGAGTAGGGCTTCCATCAGGCTTTTTCATAGCGCCTTTCATCCCTGCAAATCTTGCAGCAAAGGAAACTCTTCTAGGGTTTTTACCACGAGGTACAGGTTTTTTAAGATTAGCACCTTCAGTTCTTTTATAGTATTTACGGCCAGCTTCTGTTAAGCCGCCTGTTTTGCTTTTATACTTTGCTTTCATTACGTTTTCCTATATTTAGCTGTTTTGGCTGCTATCTTTTTAGGTTGCGAACTAAACTGTTTACCTGCTTTAGTATCTGCACGTTTTTTAGCATTAGTTGCTCTTTTCTCAGCTATTGTTAAAGAATTTCTAGCTGCTTTTGGTAAATACCTAGAGCCTTTCTTTCCTGTGTAGTCCCAATCTTGTTTAGACCATTTAGAAAGTTTATTGCTAGATTTTTTAGCGCCTGAGTAAGTACCACCAGAGCGTTTGTAATATTTTACAGCAAGCTGCATAGCTCTAGCTGAGTGCTTACCGCCCATCTTAGCTTTTGCTCTAGCCTTAGCTGCTGCCCATTTAGCAGGGTCACGCTTAGTAGCTGTAGACATTAGTGGGTTGCCTCCTCAAACGGAAGCTCCTTTAATAAGTTAGCCATAGGAGACTCAGCCGTAATTACGTCAGTGCTTGCTCCGTTATCTTTAAGAAACTTAACAGCAACCGACAGCTCTGCCGAAGTAGCTTCACCCGATCTTACTCTTGCGAGTAGTTCCTCGGTGACTACTTCGTGTAGTTCTTCTAGTTTGTTAGACATATTTACCGCCTTGAACCTACAGTGTTAGACTTGTAGTATTTACTTTTTGATTTAGAAAGTTTAGTTTTTCTAGCCTTCTTAATTTCATCTACTTTTTTACGAAATCTAGATTTTTCAG